AAGATGGTGTATTCAAATTTCCTAAAAATGTAGTACCGATGGGTTTTGAAGCATTAATGAATACAGTACCAACTACAACAAGTGTACCTTCAGCTTCATTTAAAGATTCACAAAGAGATAGTAATGGTAGTTTTAGTGAAAATGTATTTTATGGATTTAATTGGAGACTTGCACCTGATAATGTATTATCTGATAATTATCAGTATTTAGGACCAGTTCCAAATACAGCTAATGCAGGTAACAATGCAGTATTTCATTTAGAAAATATGGCAGGTGATGACGATGCTGGTACAGAATTAAATGTAGGTACATTTACAAGTGGTTCAACAAAATTAGATATAACAGGTTCAGCAACACAGCAGTTAAAATTCACCATTCCAATGCAATGGGGATTTGACGGTGTGAATCCAGCAGTCCCTGTACATACAGGACCTAATATATCATCAGATGGTTCAAATACACAAGGATTTGACTTATCTACAACAACAGCAAATGGTACAACAGCATATAAACGAGCAATTAACGCTGTAAGTAACCCTGATGAATTTGATATTAATCTATTAGTAACACCTGGTGTAATTCACGGATTACATTCAGCAGTAACTAATCATGCAATTAGTAAAGTAGAATCTCGAGCAGATGCACTTTATATAATGGATTCAGCAGCATATGGTGATACTATTGCTACTACAAAGAATACTATTAAGAGTCTTGATACGAATTATGCAGCTACTTATTATCCTTGGGTTAAGATGGTAGACAGTGCAACTCAAAGACAAGTTTGGGTACCACCATCAGTAGTATTACCTGGTGTAATTTCATACACCGATAGTGTAGCACACGAATGGTTCGCACCAGCAGGTCTAAATCGAGGTGGATTAGATGTAACAGAAGCAAAAACAAGATTGACACATGCAGAACGTGATGATTTGTATGAGAATAAAATCAATCCAATAGCTTCATTCCCAGCTCAAGGTGTAGTAGTATTCGGACAGAAAACACTACAATCTAAACCATCAGCATTAGATAGAATCAATGTTCGTAGATTGTTGATTGCATTGAGAAAATTCATTGCAAGTACTTCAAGATACTTAGTATTTGAACAAAATACTACAGCAACAAGGAATCGTTTCTTAAATGTCGTGAATCCTTATCTTGAAACTGTACAACAAAACAGTGGTTTAAGTGCATTCAGAGTTGTTATGGATGATTCTAATAATACACCTGATGTAGTAGACAGAAATCAATTGGTAGGACAAATATTCATTCAACCTACGAGAACTGCAGAGTTTATCGTACTTGATTTTGTTGTTCAACCTACAGGAGCTACATTTCCTGAGTAAGTTTGACTTATAAATACAAAGTAGCATATAATGAAAAGCCCCAATTTCGGTTGGGGTTTTTCTTTTTAATGAAAATTTGTTTAATTGATATTTATTTATGAGTATGAATATGAATAAAAAAGATTTTTTAGGAGAATGAAAAAATGGCTACATTAGACCCTTCGGAAATTATGTTCACACCGTTTGAACCGAAACTTAAAAATAGGTTCATTATGTATATTGAAGGTGTTCCAGCTTATTTGATTAAAACTGCAAATAGACCTAATATTCAGTTTGAAGAAATAGTTTTAGACCACATTAATGTAAAAAGATACATAAAAGGTAAAGGAGCATGGCAACCGATTGATATAACATTATATGACCCTGTTGTTCCGAGTGGTGCACAGGCTGTAATGGAATGGATTAGGTTATCACACGAATCTGTAACAGGTCGTGATGGATACTCAGATTTTTATAAAAAAGATGTAACTTTTAACTTATTAGGCCCTGTTGGTGATGTAGTAGAAGAATGGGTATTAAAAGGTGCATTTATTGAAAACGCAAATTTTGGTGAGTTGGATTATGCAACAAGTGACCCAGCAGAAATCACCCTAACACTTAAATATGATTACGCAATCTTACAATTCTAATAATAGGAGTTAATAATGAGTGAATGGATAGCAGCAAATTGGGAATATGTTTTGGTCGTTGTTTACGCTTTAGAAAAAATCGTAAAACTGACCCCGACAAAATATGACGATATCTTATTTGATATGTTACTTAAACCAATTAAGGATAAACTAGCACCGTCAAAAAAATAAAATTGTTATTTAGAACAAAAAGGTTATAATTATAATTGGTTATTAATACTTAATCATAAAGGAGTCATTTATGGCTGATTTTAAATTCCCCACAGAGATGGTAGATTTGCCATCTAAGGGATATTTCTACTTTGATGGTCATCCACTATCAAGTGGTAAAGTAGAAGTAAAATATATGACCGCAAAAGAAGAAGATATACTTACTTCTCAAAATCTGATACAACAAGGTACAGTAATTGATAAATTATTGGAATCTTTAATTGTAGATAAATCAATTAATCTTGATGATATATTAGTAGGTGATAAGAATGCTATTATGGTAGCTTCTCGTATATTGGCATACGGTAAAGATTATGGATTTACTTATGACGGAATAGAACAAACTGTAGATTTATCTACACTTGAACCAGTAAAGTTAGATTTTTCTAAGTTTACACGAGGTAAAAATGAATTTAATTTCAAGTTACCAAATTCTGAAAGAGAAATAACTTTCAAACTATTAACTCAAAAAGATGAAAAAGAAATAGCGAAAGAGATATTAGCGAAAGAAAAAATATCTAAAGAAGAAAGTTCAATATTTACTACTCGTTTAAAACATATGATATTATCAGTTGATGGTAAGTCTGAAAAATCACATATAAATAATTTTGTTGATAATGAATTTTTATCACGAGATTCTCTAGCATTTAGAAAATATTTATCATCAATCACACCAGATGTTGATATGTATACAACAGCTACAGATTCTACCGGAAGGGATACACAGGTGGCGGTTCCTGTAACCGTACGATTTTTTTGGCCTACCACCTGAGTATAAACTTCAACTTCACGAGGAAATATTTCAAATAATATTACACTCTAAAGGAGGTTTCACTTTTAGTGAAGTCTACAACCTACCAATTTATCTTCGAACATTTTATCTAAAACGATTAAAGACTTTCTATAAGAAAGAAGCAGACGAATTACAGAAAGAGATGAATAAACATAAAAGTTCATTTTAAAAATAATTTTCTGTATATTTGATATTTATTATTGAGTTATAACACTTAATATTATCGGAGAATTAAATGCCCAAATATAAAAAAGTTAGTGAAGGAATACTTGATTCACTTGTAGCAAAAATATTTACACAAGTCGGTAAAGGTATGGAAAGTGCAACTATAAAAAAACTACAAAAAACAGACCCTAAACTAGCTAAACATATGATTGATGTACGTAAGAAACGTATAGAAATTGAAAAACATTTAAAAAAGAGTCGTAGGTAATGGCACGACCAACAAGATTACAGGCTGCAGAAAAACTTCTTGAGACAACCAAACAACAGATAAAAGAAGAAGGTGCTTTTGAGTCATTTCTTCAAGGAATGTATACGAAAAAACTTGCTTTACAAGAAAAAATTACAGAAGCTAAAAGAGAAGGTAGAAATTTATCAAAAGAAGAAGTAGATGCAGTTGAAAAATTAGCAGAAGGCCAACGGCAATCAGGTGAAGCAATAAGAGCTGCATATCCATCTATGAGTGAAATGGCAGGTCTCGGTGGTAATATGTTGGAAAGTGTTTTGGGTATGATACCTGGATTCGGTCAAGTAGCTCTTGGTGCTATAGCAGTTTTTCAGATAGTTTCAAAAATTAATGAGGCAATAACAGATACTCGTAAAGAATTAGGTGTTTCATATGCAAATGCAGCATTAATAACTGCCGAAAATAAAGTACTGGCTACAATAGCTAAAGGTTATGGATTAACTGCAGAAGATATAAGTAGTGCACAAGCTGCTATTAGAGAAGATTTAGGAGCTAGTGTACGAGAATCTATGGATTTAAGTCTTAGTTTTGCAAGAACAGCCGCTGCAACTGGTCAAACATCTGAACAATTAGGAGATACACTTTCATTGATGGAATCAATATCATCTTCAAGTAGAGAGGTATTGTTAAATCAAATCAGAACAAATGCAGCTATGATTGAAGCAGCTGGTATAGCACCAGCACTTGTAATGCAAGACTTAGCTGAGAATGCTGAATTCTTCGCTCAATTTGCAAAAGATGGTGGTTCGAATTTAATTGGAGCTGGTGTAGCTGCAAGAAAGTTAGGATTAGATATGAGTGTACTAGCAGGTACAGCAGAATCATTACTTGATTTTGAATCTTCTATAGAAGCACAATTAGAAGCATCATTATTACTTGGTCGTCAAATAAATATGGATAAAGCAAGACAATTAGCTTTTAGTGGTGATATTGAGGGTATGCAACGAGAAATACTTAAACAAGTTGGTAGTGAAGCTGAATTTGCAGAAATGCATTATCTTCAACGAAAAAAATTAGCAGAAGCGGCCGGTATGACTGTAGAACAATTAGCAAGAACAGTAAGAAATAATACAGCAGGTGCACCGGGTGCAGCAATTGGAGCAGCAGTTGGTGGTGGAGATAATCCATTATTAGCTCCAGCTCAGGAAACCGTAGCACAACTTAGAACGTTAAATAGAACAATTGGTGATAGATAATGGGTATAGTTGATTTAAAATCAAATTTAGCAGAATTAAGACATATGAAACAAATGGATAAACTTGAAGATTCTGTGGACCCAGACCCTATAATAAATAATCCACTTAGGTCAAATCAAAACTTTCCTTATGTAAGAAATATAGTAGATTCTGAAAAGACACCTTCACCGATTGAAATATTACACAATAACGACCCATCAACTGTAACTTTTCCAACATATGACCCAGCTGGTTTACAGAACAGACCTGTTACAAGATTTCCATTAGGAGAATATTATTCACAGTTAAATACTGATACTCGATTAGGGATTCGTAAAAATAGTAAGTTTGGACCTGAACAACCATTTGTTGTTAGAGAAATTGGAGACCGTTGGGGTGTATTTGATACATTTGATTTAGGTAATAGTAATTTTAGTAATACTGTAGAAGATATTGT